TCGCTGACCGTACTGCTCTTGATACACCCGTTCTGGAGCATCCTCAATATCGAGCACAGAAGGAATCGTGACCGGATCACCAGCTCCTTTGTTGGCGTTCCTTTGGGACAGATAACTAGCTGCTGCTGAGGCTGCCATTCCTGCTACCAAGGGCCACATAATTATTTCTCCGCTACTTGTATGTATCCCAACTCTATTTGAGATACAGAATTAGTTAATGCTTGTACTTCAACAGTTAAATTGTAAAAAGTTTGTCCTGGAACTACTGAAATGTAGTCTTGAGTATCAATGATAATAGGCATGTCTACACTATGCCATGTCGTTTGTTCAGGATTAGTAGGAAGGACGGGAACAGTACTAAAGTTATGTGAATACCCGTACACAGGATCATAGCTAATAGCTTGTCCATTAAACCTATACCTTAGGCTAATGTCATATAGCTTATTTACACTTAAACCGCCGCAATAAAAACTAGAAGTTAAGATTAATTTTCTCAGAAAAAAGGGCCTAACCGTCAACTGAAGGAATGTCGTCCATGCTCCAGTGGCATTATATAATTGCGGTAAAACAACCGCCCATTCTTCATGAGGCATGTTGAACAGCGGCAACCAGTACTCCCCATCGTAGCAATAAGGACCTTTGCCGTATCCTCTTTCCGCCCAATATCCAAGTGGGTCCCAGTTTACGCCATCAGCATACCTAATCATTCCCTCCCTTGGAGTCTCTACAGGCACACTAGACACGTCCAAGTCGTGAATCTGCTCCATACTAGCCTTAAGGTTATGGAACTCTCGAGAAAGATATTCCCGATAGTCCGCAGGATCTTGAGGAGTATAGTAAGGATTGTAAGGTCTCACCGACGACCACCAGGGTTGTACTTGAACTCAAGCGCCTCTAGCTGCCACTTTTCCTGAAAGCCAGCTTCTACTGCTACCGCGAACTGTCCGCCTACTAGCCTCACAGGAAATTTGTTGAATTCACCAGGCTGGGCTGTAAACCACTTAGACCAATTATACAACGAATTAGGGAACCTTTGGGAGCCAAATCGTATTTTAAATTTACCACCCTTAGCCTGTGCCCATACTTCATTGACATTAAACGCCAAATCCTCGTTACTGAGAGTGATACCTTCTAGTACACCCTCAACTTGATCCTCTGACGTATCGGGAGGAGGCTCTTTACTATCAAGCACATAGACCGTAGTAGCATCACCTGACATTGCCGTGAGAATATTTGGATTGTACGTGCGTTCTTGCCATTTACGATCTATTTGAGAGTCCCAAGTTATCCCAGTAAATGAATCCCAAACATTCGTTGCAGGCTGTTCACGGATATCCACACCAGAAGCAATATGATGAGTACCATCTGTAAGGCTCCGAGTAGTCCAAGTATTGTCTTCAATCGACCAAACTGCTGCTGCATTTGGCTTATCGGCACCTTGTCCAGGAACACACACCCAAACCTCTTCTGTGATTCGATTATAATGCAAAAAGCTTTGCTCAATGTTATCTACGTCCATTGAGCCAAAAATTAATCGCTTCACCCTTTTATCGATAATAGATTGATAACTGTTCCCATCATGTAAAATGACGTCACCGCGAGTAAGTACAACATGGCGACCCCCAATATCCACAACACAATCAATCGCAACCGCACCGAACGTGTTGAAAAGCTCTTGAAATCCCATGACATATTGACCTCCTACTTGCGACATCGCATAAACAGCATCTTCTTTATAAATTATAAATTTATCTCTAAGCCTTAGTCCATCAACTATAGGGCCACCTTTGGCGCTAATTGCAGACAATCCTGCCAAAGTGGTTGGATCAGTATAGTCCCAAGTGGGAGGCAAAGATCCGGGATCAGCAGGATGACTCCACAAGACACTATGCTCGTAGTCAGTACCAGATAGATTAGGACGTAAAGCAACAAGGAAATTCCCGAAAGCCTTAATAGCATGACAGTTGTTGCTGACTTGAGACCAGTCATTAGTGGAATCCCAAGGTAAGTTTTCTAGAACAGTCCCTCCGAGTGTGGCGCGGTATACTTGTGGCACATCTACAGCGTTATTTAAAACAGGCATTCCCTGGAAAATATCACCCTGCCAGCGGATAGATAGCGAAGCACTGTATCCGGGTGTCCTAGTTATATCTACAAGAGATGTCCCATCCCAGAGGGATACCGCATTGTACCCAGCTATAATCCAGTTATATCGAGACCCATTCTTAAAAGGAAGTAGATATGCTGCTTGATGAGTCAGCCCAATACTTAACTCCTCGTTCCAGGAAAAAGGCTCTACTTTGCCCTCCCTGAATCTTAAATTTCTAGCACTGCTCCAGGCGCCGGTAGGCAAGGTATACGGACTAACATCAGTGATCACACCGACCGAGCCAACATCTTTTACAGTGAATGTTTGCATCAGGTAATCTGCACGTTCTGAGTGAACTGAAGCGAAGTATCAGCAGCGGCACGTATCCTGAAATACCCAGACCCAAGTGGCCCGCCCTTACCTAACCAGTCGGCTCTAAACCCAGCCGAGGACAAAGAGAATGTAGCCATGCCATTAGCATCAGTCTTTAGCTGAAGCCCTTCCCAGTAGCCCCTAAAACTGTATAGGATTTGCACTTGGGAACCGGCAGCAAAGTTAACACAATCGAATCCGACATTATAGGTGTCTACGTTAGCCACACTAATCTGATTCGATGTATTTACAGGAAAAAACCTGCACTGCGTTGGTGGAATATATTCAGGAGCATCAGGAATGCTAATGTTATTGACTGCTGTCTGAACAAATGCCGTAGTCGCAAGCTGAGCAGAACTGTTTCCACTAGATGCTGTTGGTGCTGTAGGGACACCTGAGAAGCTTGGCGATGTTAGCGCCGCTTTGGCATTCAATGCTGCCTGTAAGCCAGTCACATCAGCAATAGCATGAGTGTGAGGACCTACACCAGCATTTTTTAGATCATTTATCTGCTGTTGAATCGTTTGCCCCGTGCTGATCCCTGCCAACTGATTCATTTCAGTATGGCTTACATTGACCGCACCACCTATTTCAGGAAACGACTGCTGAACAAATCGCTTAACCAGCCTAAGATGGTCGTCGCCTTGTGCAATATCATCAGAAGCACCAAGCGGCCAGGCTGGATTTAAATCATTAATAAACGAACCACTTTCAACTGGCATAGCCTTGTGCTCCAGTTAACACAGCTTCAGGTAGAATGATACGGACATCGATACCTTGAATTTTCGGCTCACCGTCTTCCCAGGTAATGCGTATGCGTTGAGTATCGGTCTCTAACGCAAGAACATTACCATTAGACATCGCACGCCGAATAGTCTTATCCTTCAAAGCTTCTGTGATACTTACACCATTCGCCATAGCGCATCCGTCTCCGTAAAGCTAGGCATTACAACGGTAAAATCACCATTATTCGCAGTAATGTCACCATTGAATGTATGTGTGGAACAGCAAGCATTGTTATACTCAGAATTGTAGATCATACAGCCACCAGCAGTAAATGTGGCTGAAGTCCATACAATATTATTGAATGTAGCAATACCAGCAGAGCCAGCCACTACTGGATCTGAAGCTACCAAGTTCTGCCCGCCAGCAGTATAGCCAATTCCCGACACTTCTCCCGCAATCTTATAGACAGTATCGCTTGCTCCCAAATCAGCAGACGAAAGATACAGTGCCATCTTAAACACTTGACCACCGTTACCGGCAGACCGAACAAGATGCCTACCTTCAAATAACTCTTTTTTGAAGGTATTAGCAAAAGCAGTGGTAATTGCCATTATTAGACCTCACAGAATAGATCATACTTGTCGATGTCCTCCCAAACGTCTACAGGAGGGGTATGCGGTTGCCATTGATCTAAATAGATACTAAAATCACCTACTCTCATTTCAATAAATAGACCTGTAGGATAAGCTTGATTATCTACTATCTGACCTTCAGCGTATAAAGAATAAGTATCTGCATTTAAATCGATACCGGTAATCGGTATACTATTTCCAAAGTATACCTCAACAGAAGGAATTCCAAGTGCTGTAGTTAAAGAAACACCTGGAATCTTAGGACTAATCTGCCCGCTGACAGAAAAAAGTCCAAAGCTACTGGCAAGCTCTACCCCACCTGGTAGTGCTGGCGTAGTATTTACGAATAACATAAAGTTATCACTGGCACTAGCAATTAATTCTAACGAAACAGGCGTACCCTGTTGTGAGACTCTATGATTAGAGTATGTTTCAACGGCCAGTGTGGTGGGAAGCACGCTTTTTCCTCGATTTGCCTGCCTTTGAGAATGCTATAGCAATAGCTTGATTTTTAGGCTTGCCCGCTCGAATCTCCGTCGCTATGTTTTGGCGAATCACTTTCTTGCTCTTTCCTTTCTTTAATGGCATTCTCTAACCTCGTTAAAAAATAATTTGCTACCGCAATCTCATCCCAAGTATAAGTCTTGCGAGAAAGAAGTGCATATAAAGCAAGGACCGAATCACCTTCTAAAATCACAGTGCCGGAGGATTCCATATCGGCCATACTATTGATGTTGCAGGATCGAGAGCATTCACGGCTTCAGGAGTCGCTTGCTCATCAACAAGCTGGTTAAATTCATCGCTCGTTTCGATGCACAAGACTTCATACTCTTGCAAATGTTCTGCCCGCTCAAGGTCTAACTCTTCCTGAACAGTCAACGGCTTACCTAATGCTCTCTTATCTGAGCGCAGCCTCCGTCTAGACTGTTCTTTTTCTCTGTATACTGCTGTATCCTCTATAATTACACCATTGTAAGGATTAGCATGCGCTTGGCGTATAAGCTCCCGTCCGTATGCCTCCCCTTCCTTCATTTTAGCAACTTTTATCTGAGAGAACGTCATTCCATATTGTGGATCGTATGGCGGAATAATATTGCCCGCGTCAATCCATGCTTGCACCTCAGCATCCCGCCAAGTGGCGCTAGGCCAATCCTGGAACCAAGTGCCGTCAGTATCAGTGACTTCGATGCTGGTCTGTTCTTCGTTGATAAATCTTACGTTAATAATCATTTTTATAACTCCGCATCGGCTGTCCAAGAAGTGACATCTACCCAGCCAGTAGTACTAGAAGTTGTGTCTGGGTGTTTTATAGTGAACCAGCTATGCCCTCTAACAACAACATTTAGTGCCTTACTTGATTGATCATTAAGATCACCAGTAGCCGATACTACTGGCTTTACTCGCATGGAAACTGGTAAGAAAACAGTTCCATTTACATCAGACCCATTTGCGTCAAACCTAATAATATCCCCACTACGATTAGTATAGTAATACCTCTGACACCTAACCAGCTCTACAGCAGGATGTCTAATCTCAAATGGAGTAGCTACTTCACCTTCCTCTAACTGTATGTCTGAGATGTACGATATAGAGGAGCTAGTTGATGTGCTGTTAAGAACACCTACCCGTAGCAGAAGACATTTACTAGTAGCAAGTGAGTCAGCAGTAACTGTAAAAGTCGCTTTATAGTTAAAGACGGTATTTAATGCCGGTATAGGCGTAGTGGTATCCTGAAATACGGCTACAGCATTTGTGCCAACAGAATCATCTGCAAAATAAGCATTAGCATATATTGTTCCAGCCTCATTAGTGCTTACACTAAAAGACAGGGCGAACGTATTATTCTTAAACTGATTAGCTGTACCAGGCGTTAGTAGCTCTATACCTTGTGCAATAGCGCTTAAAGTGCTCGCTGTAGGTGTGGTAAGCGTTGCTCCTGTGCCTGTTTTGAAAATACCACTGACAAGCTCAGCCATCTGGGTATTTTCATAAGTTCTCCATCTATCCGCTACAAACCCAGCAGCAGGGCCAGTCCCCCTTTGCCAGATAGTGAATGACCCGTTGTCTACAAGATTTTTTCCAGGAGCAGATGTAAGAACATGGCTGACAGCAGTATCTAATTGCTGCTTGGTTACTGCTCCCAAGTCTTGGGTAGCGTCTCCAGACAGGATCAGCTCACCTGTCATAGGCTCACTACCGTCTTTACGCAGTCTAGCTTCTGTCTCTGTAGCGAATAGAGTAGATGTTTCTGCCGTTAAACTAGCGTATACAACAGCATTGCCGCTAAGAGTGACGGCAGCAGGTGAATCAGCATCGTAAACACCGCTAACAAGCGTAGAAGTAGGACCACGTGTTACTGTCCCAGCAGAGTAAGTCCCAAGCCCCGCCTCTTGGTTATCAGAGCCTCTATCGAAAATATGATAATAAACATCATCACCATCAGTAAACACGCTAGAAAATGCAGCGTATGTCCCAGCAAGAGCGCCTGCAAGGGTTAACGTTCCGGTGCCAGTCGTTGCTGTAGTCTCAGCAACCCAGTTCCCATACTTAGCAGATAATGACATATTACCGTCTCACTCTAACTCTAGGAGTAGTTCCAGACCACTGCTTTTCAACTGTATTATTCTTAAGACCTGCTACAGCTTCAGCATACATCTGACCCATTAAAGGCAATCTTTCATCATCAAAGATAAACACTTGGGAATGCTTGCAAGCACCATACAGGTAAATATCAGGATATTTTTCAGAAAGCCAGTTACTTTCAATCACATTACCAAGAGAATCTGTTCCTCCAAGTGGGGGGACACTCCCATAATAGATTAGCTCAATCACAGCCTGATCAACAGGAGGAATCGGCATAATTGAGTAGTAATCGTTATAAGTAGTGTAGTACCACTTATCTGTATCAATCGCTGTTTCTCTACAGTTAAAGAGATTTGTCATCTGCTCAGGAGGCAAAAGTTCAACATTTACAATCCTAGATCCGTTGAAAATGTACCTGAACACTCGAAGCCCCAGGTAATCGTTAGGCCAACCATAAGCCCATCTAAGCTCTCCTGTGTCTGTAGTTTCTATCGGACGCCTAGACCGCTTCTCCATTTCAATGACCCTTGCATTCCGATTAACCTCTGACTCGACTAACCGGAAATATGTAGGAAGCATTGAAATTAGAGCATCATCCTCTTCACGTTTAAGCGTGGTGATAACCGCAGAGATTAGCTCATCGTATGTCATGATTGCTTATGCTTCTGCCAAGTTATGACAGTAACAGGAACATTCTTGCGCTTTTCAGCAGTCCTCGTATAAGGATTTGGTGCCCATTTAATTGCACGACGTTTAGGTGAAGCCTTCACAATCTTCATTTCAGATCAAACCTATTGCCGCTTGGGACGAAATTTTTAGGAACTGTGCGGATATCTTGACGCTCTTTAATCACTCGCATCCATGCTTTTGTTCTAATTTCATTGTCCCTAGAAGACAGCTCAGGATTCTCAGCAATAAGTTGCTGGTAGATTATATACGGGATACGAGCTAGAGGAATCGCCCATTTCTTCTCTCCGTGAAGATCAAAACGACTAAAATTATTCTGCTGTTTCTGGTTTAACTCTAGTACGTCTTCGCACTGTTCTTCGATCGTTACTCGAGCTTTGCCGTCCTCGATCTCCAGCGTCTTCCGTAGACCTAGCTCTTGTTCCAAAATCAGGCGTTCCTGGGGCATCTTGAACCTCGAAAAATCTTTTAAATCGTGTTACGTCAACGGCAAGTACGTCTAAAACATCGCCAGGAAAAAATCGCCTGCCGTCAGATAAGTCAAGAAAACTCTTACAGATGTTTTTGACAAGCATTTAAGATTACCTCTGCACATCCGTGTGCAGTAAGAAAAATCAGGCAGTTACGGCAGCCGTGGGATCAATATCACGGATGCACGCATTAGCCTTCTCAGCCGTGCAACCAACTGCCCAGTCAACCGTAATCTGACGGTTATCAGCAGTACCAGTCTTCGCCAGGGGCTCAGTACGGAAGCCTTGCAAATAGCTGATAAACCAGTACTCGGGATCAAACAAGAATACATCAGCAGCAGTACCGGTATTGTAAAGCTGTTGCTGACGATTCGGAACCAACTCCAAAGTAATGCCAAAATTCGTAGCAACTACGTTAACGGACTTGTAAGCAGTCAGCTCACCGGGGCCTGTCTGAGCCTTATCACTACTAAGCGTAGCAACCTTGGCATCAGCTCCAAAATGGAATTCACTGTACTTGCTGATTACAGACGGTGTGCTCATCATGATGCTGACATCGCCACCAGCCAAGTAAGTGGCCTCAATCATGGATTTAACCACTGCTTCCGACAACGCACGAACAGTACCGGGAACGGCAGCAACACTCGGGTAGCCAGCCTTGTTGGTATTATCAGAATACTGAGGCGCAGCACCGCCCGCTACACCAGAGGATGTATTAGTAATAATCCAAGTGGGCGCGCCTGCCGTCTTACCTTCGCCCGTGGTACCGGCATTACCTTCGTCGCCGTCACCCGGCTGTGCAGCCTGATTCGACACCGAGATAGCCTCGCAGTCCCGCCTCAAAGCCTTCTGCTTCAGCATGACACGACGGAGCAGCTTGCCTACACTGGCAATCGAATTAACTTCCTGAGCCCGGTGAGACTGCTTCACCACCTTATCGGAAATCTGATGGTAGGTCCCGAGTCGGCGCTCAGTGGCGCCAGAATCGGAACCGGCATCCGCACCATCAACACGAGCATTCGTCAAATCGATGGAATCCAGATCCTCCTGAGTAAATTCCTTATAGGTAGCAGAGGCGGTCTCTCTACCAGCCATATCATGAAACGGAGTTTCCTCCGGATCAATACGATAAATTTGATCCATCACATCTTCGCGGATCATACCGCCAACTGCCACACTGGACAGGTCTACAGCATCGCGATTAAAAGTTGCCATTGATCATACCTTCTGCGAGAGCGTTTAACGCATCCTGTTTTTTACGTGGATCAGAACGCGCTTGGTTAATCGCTTTGTCAATCTCAGAACGCTGTTTAGCTTGCTGAGACTGCGAAGCACCCTTACGTCCTGGGACAGCTTTCAATTGACTGCGCTTAACTGACTTCTTAACGCTAGCCACTTTTGAAGAATGCTCATCCCAGAGTCTAGCTTTATTGGCCAATACCCAAAAACGATGATCATAAGCTTGATGAAGCTCTTGCTCGGACAGTCCAAGAGAGTCAGTAAGATACCCAATGGTCTGCTGAGTGACCTCTTTATTCCACTCAGGCACCTTTTCTCTCAAAGCCTGTTGCTGTTTCTGGATAAACGAAGCAAGCTGCTGTTGCTGCATCTGTGCAGCTTTCTGCTGTTCCTGCTGAACAGCTTGCTGTGCTTGACCATACATCTGCTGAAGCTTCAACATATCGCTGTTAACTCTCGTTAACATTTCGGTATCGTTAGCTTGTTCAGCTTGCTGCAATTGCTGCTGAAGTCCATTCCAAGCCATCTCAATTGCATAGATATTTCCCTGTGCTTTTTGAAGGCCCTCAGTCATTGCTGGCACTTCAGACTGCACTTTAGCCAGTTCCGCTTCACGCTCTCGCAATGCGGCTTCCTGTTGCTTAAGCTGTTCAAGGCGAGACTTCTCAGCCTGAAAATGATCTTTCATCTCTGAAAGAGTCATCTCATCGCCACTGTCCAGCTTAAGCTTTAAATTGTAAAATTCATCAGCACTAAGCCCGATAGCATCAGGAAGTTGATTGAAGTAAGCTAGCTCGTCTTCTTCTTCTGTTGCTGCTTCTTCCTCTCCGATATCGTCTCCTGGCTCTCCCAAGGTGGAGAGTTCTTCGCTTTCTGGTTGCTCGGATAGCTGCTCCTCTTGCTCCGGCGGAGAAACGAGCCCCTGGGCAATTTGTTCGAGCTGTTCATTGATACCATTACTCATTAATGTGTGCCTCAGATTTAATCAAGTCTTGTAGTTCATACAGTGCGTGCATCTGATGTTTAAGCTCATCTCCACCAGCGTCCAGATATCTAACGAACCATCGATTAAACAAGGCATCACATAAGCTTTGGACACAATGCTCATTGAACTGTTGAAGTATCTGTCTCTGCTCCTGGGAAAACATCCGGGACATCTTCTTTGTCGTATTGTGCATTTAATTCTACCATTTTAACCATCAATTTATCGTATTCTAGCGTCAACTCTCTGAGCTTTTCTTCCAAGTTGCTTGCCGTCTCTCGACCGGAAATCATCTGGTCACTTTGCGCCTTGATCTGCTGCGCCTGAATCCTGCCTTGTGCCCGAACTTCCTCCAAGCCGATCAGCAGTTGATTCTGCTGCTGTGCCTGTTGCGCCTGCATAATCTGTTGCTGCTGCTGCATCTGCTGGCGCTGTTGACTCATTATAGCATATTTTTCGGACTGTGGATCTATATACAACGACGAGATACCGGGAATCGCTGTATAAATCGCCCGCTGCTGCATAAATCCATATATCGTATCATCCGTAACCAGCAGCGAGCCCTCTTTCTGCATCTGCGACGCCTCAGCGATGTACTGAGTCAGCAAGCCTACATACTTACTTCTCTCCCCAAGTGTCAGTCCTACCGTGGTGGATACTTTAGTACGCCTTGGCCAGGTAGTCGGAACACCTACGACCCATCTATCACCTGACTCAGTGACGATTTCTTCATCCCAGTAGCGCCTCAAAACTGAATGTACTTTACAGAATGTTTTCTGTACCAGCGTTTTCAAAACATTGCTGGCAATATAGCTATTTAACTGCTCCATAGCAGTCATAATGCGCTCAACACCGTGAGCTGATGCTTCATTAGTTACAGGTAAGTTTTCTTGCGATGCTTTATCGACGGCTGATCCGCCGGACTCGCGCCTGATCTTGTCTTGGTATTCAAGAGCCGCGTATGCTTGCTGAGGAAACGGATCAGAAGGTAAAGGAACAATCCCATCCTTAGACCGAAGACGTACCGTCCCGCCGAATACAGAATCCAGGTAATCGTCCTCATTCACCAGTCCCGTTACAATCCCGACCCTTCCGCGAATTGCCCGCTCATTCGCCGTCAGAATCTGCCTCAGAAGCTTCGTCTTGATGGTCTGTACCATCTTCAGCTTTTCCGCCAAGGAGATGCCAGAGGACCTGTGAGGGTCTATCAGAGGGACACCGAGAACGAACGCCTGCTCTTCAACTGGATCATTCTCCAAGATGGTCAATGCATGATCATTGCCCGCAGCAAGAATGTATCTCAGCTCGGCAATCCCGTCATCGTCGGCATCAATCCTGTAGTATGCTCTGACCAAGCGAATGGCTCTAGTTGAGTCGTCAGCCGTCTCATACGAGCTAAAATTCTTATCAGGCGATTGCGTAGGAGTATCAGCGTAATCAGGCAGTGTAGCGACGAACTCTTTACTGTATCCCAGTTGAACGATATCAGAAGCGTTTACCCTGTAGTCTCTAGCAACAAGCCTTGCTTTATCCAGATCAATACTTTGCAAGTCAGCATTTATTTTAAACTCATCTACGGGAACTGACTCTAACGCAAGAGTTTTAATTTTATCGTACTTACGCACCTGTATCGAACCATCGTCGCGTACTTTTACTACATCTAATCCTGAAGCTATCGCCTCTTCAGGCAGCATGTTATAAATATCAGCGTAACTAGGTACATACGACTCCTCTACCCTCACCTCCATGATGCCACGCTTATACATTAAGGCATCTTTTACCGCTTCTGTAAACGATATCAGCCCATCAGACTGTTCCAAGACGATAGAATTGACTAAAAGTGTCTCTTCATCAGCGCGTTTAACATCGTCAGGCCCGTTAGGCTTAAACACAACAAGCCTTTCAGAGGAAAACGCAGGCATGATATCCGCTAGCGTGTGCTCAACAGCATTAGCAATGTCCTCGGAGACAACTTGCTCAAACGACTCATCCATGTCTTTATCGATCTGTCCTGGCCGAATACCGTCGAAGTATTCCCGGACAGTCTGCATCATCTCAGGAAAATCTATATGCGAATTACTCTCCGCATAAGACAGCTCTTGAGCTAATGTCTTAGCTAACGCAGCATTATTCACGATTTCTATGCCCTTCAAAATCAAGACTAAGAACGGTAATGTAATCAAATACTGGACACGCTTTAGCGGCTACCTCTTTATGTCCATGAAAGGTAATACCATCGCCAAAAACATCCTGTAAAGAATCACATAGATGATTTAAAGCTAAAAACTGAGCCTCTGTGAAGTCCTCAACGCGCAAACCGTTTAAACAAATAGCCACGGTATTGGTATTATGCCCTTTCTGAGCGGCAGGAGTCTCATAAATCGATCTACCGCGCTCCACTGTGCCGTCTGTGCGGATGAAATAGTGATAGCCTATCCCATTCCACCCACGCTCCTTATGCCAACGATCAACATCATCAGCCGTAATGTTAGGATTACTAGAAGCAGAACAATGAACAAAAACTTTATCTATATTTCTCACGGCGTCTCTTCTCTCTGGTTGTGTTAATCCTAGATCCCCATTCATCATGCTTCGAGCTTATGAGGGCTACGCCCTTTCCTGCCCCAAGTGCGGCATACTCGCCTGCATCACACACATGCGAGAATTTAGAGCCTTTATCAGGCACATCTTGAAAGCGATCTTCGCCCACTACTTGGATTCTACGGTAGCAATAACCACCTCGCAAACCTTTGATATACATCCTGCACTTAGGACTCACAGCAAACGCAGGTTCGCCAGAAGGAGCAAGCTCTCGCATCATTGTAGCAACAGAGTCCCTACGAATCATGGGATCGTTCGTATACGCAGGCTGCACCTCCAAGCCATGCTTCTGCATCATCAGAATCGGCGTCATCTTGTCACTTTGAGACCGTGGATTAGCCGGATCGCCTGTCATAACTGCCGTGAAGCCTCGATAATCACGATTTAAACGCTCCGCAACGATCTTGCCCATCTGATCGGCAGACTCGTCAAAGCACACAATCTCATCAAGTACCTTCCATCGGCCTGCAACCTCCTGAGCAATCACACACGCTGGCGTTAAGCCCCAGTCAAAGCCCAAGTAGAGCGGATAGCCTTCCACCGGCTCCATATCTTCCTCAGCGATATGTACTTTTTCGTTGAATTCAGGATAAACAGGCCTGCCGTCGGTAATGTGGGTATACTTTGCGTGTACAAACATATCTATCCACTGCTGTGTCTGCCCACGGCACATCTTCTCATAGTACCCCTCGGGCAAATTCTCGATATTCTCTGCGTATTTACTCATACCTGAAGGCTGTTTATAAAGAGTCCAGCCTTGAGGCTTTTCCTCTTCAAACAGCCGGTACAGGTAGTGGTCATCGTCGTAAAGGTTAGAATCGATGATTAGCATCGGGTTAACAGCAGGCACCAATGCCCTCGGAGGGTACCTCCCAAGCCTGCCATTCACGATCTTAACCACCAGCTCAGGAATCTCTTTACCCTCATTAAGCCACGCAGATGTAATTTCTAGAGATTTTAGCTTGCGAATGTCTTTTGGTTTGTCGAAAGATCGAAAAAGTATTTCCCAGTGAAGATATGTTTTGTCCTGTAACTGCCAAAAATACGTTAATTTCTTCTTCTGTGTAAGATATTTGCCCAAATCAAACGGCAACCATTCGTCCCAAGTCTCCTGAGTCGTGTCCTCAAGCTCCTGATACGTGTTTCTGGCTACCAGTGTGCGGCATAAGCGTGTCATTCTACCATTATACATTACTGGCTTTTGTGACACTGCATGACGCAAAAGCTTCATAATGCATCCTACGCTCTTCCCGCTACCAAAAGGCCCGATGATACACCCAACATCATCAGCACCTTTGATGAATCTACTTACTACCGGCGCGGCTTTGTATCTATCAAATCTCATTGCTTCTGTTTATGCTTTTTATCCTTAGAGATGTGGTCTACTAGGCCTCTAGAGACATCGTCTACAAGTCGCTCAAGCCGCTCTACTTGTTCTTTCAGATACCTCCCCTCTGTGCCGGTGAATGGGTCTTTCCTCGCGCTTGCGTCTTCTCGAAGAGTTGTAACCTGGTGTCGCAATTCGGTTATCTCGTCCTTCCAGTACTTAGACTCCTCGATGTGCGCTTGCAGATCGGACCTTGTCTGCACCGATTGAACCGCCATGAGTTCTATCTTGGACAGAATAGCCATCGCATTAGCATTATGCTCCTCGATGTCCGAGGATATTCCGACGTATACTACGGATATCAGACCAAGTATGGAGCTAGACACAATGCCTATAAACCACTTAGTTGCTTGTTCTAGCACCTTCTAGCTCTGCCTACTGCCACTCAGCGACGGCAGTTGCTTTATCAATCAGAGGACTGCAATGCTCATCGCAGTTAAACCATTAGAGCCAATTGCTTAGCCATGAGCATAACGCGGGAACACCAGGGTTGCCGTTATGGCCTCGGTTTTCGTCCATCCACTCATAAGGATTCATTGACATATCAATAACTTAAGTGTTTCTTTATGGGAAGTGTGTATAAATTAATAAGATTTAAATCATGCAAATGAATCTTGCCCGGGATAACTAAATTAATCCAAGGTCAGGGTAAACTTAGTCGCACCGGCAGCTACATCATTGTTCTCCCACTTTTCTCCAAACCTAGTAAGTGCGGCCAAGGCTGCTTTAGTGCCTTCTCTGCCCGCCATCTGCTTTTTCAGAGCTGCTACCGACTGTGTAACCAAGGCAATCTTTCCACGTTTAATCGCTTTCTCGAAGTTATACCTATCCACATCGCACAATATCGCTGGATTCAGATCAAAAGCGTCCAAGATCTCCTCACGGGACAGGCCTTCGGCCAACTGCTCCAAGCGTGAAAGCTGTGGAGTCCTTAGAACGCAATCTGGTGTGAAAGGCTGGTACCCGTCTAAAAAATTATTGCCCCTGCCGTTCATAGTGTTCTCGACTTCAGTGATTTGCACCTTATTATAACATAAAACTGCCTGGTACAAGTATAGATATGGTCCCCCAAGCAATCAGAATGGGCCTTGCTTGCTCCCCCAAGTG